ATCTTTACTTGCACTTCTCCAATCTACTGCAACTCTTGGCATTTATTTAGTTTGTTGGTTGTGATGTTGCTGTTTGTCCGTCTATTCCTTCATTACTCGTATCAGACTTAATATTAAAGTATGTACCTAAGAGCTTTGTAGATGTCATAGCTAAGGTTTGTTGTTCCAAATATCCAGGAATAAAAGATTGTTTGTCTAAGGGGTTCATACAGTAATCATCAAGCGTATAACTTGTACTACATTCACAATCTGGATACATTATATCTTTAGGTACATCATCTTCAAGAAATGCTACAAATCTTACAGAGATTAATAAAGGATTGTTTACATATAAGTATCCATTAGATATCCAAAAATAGCTTTCTTTTTTTATGATAGGAAGCTTTAATAAGTTTAAATATCTATTTATAGTAATTTCTTTTATTTTAGTACCATTCCCTCCCATAGCATTTATAGAATAAACACCTTGTATTACATACTGATAGTTACCTTCAGATACTTTAGGAAGTTTATGTTTTGATCTTGCGACTGTACAAGGATCAACATAGTCACAACACTCGGAGATAGGAACCTCTATCATTTCTAAACAAGGAATAGTAGTAAATAAAGTATCACTAGCCCATAGCTTTCTTAAATTGGTTTCTCTTTTAATTAAAGCTATTCCATTAATTTTAATCTCAGAAGCAATTGCTCTATCTGTTATACGTGCATCAGTAGATATGATCCTGTGTGTAGACCTTATATCTGAAACCAATTTTCTAAGTGTTGACATAATTATATTCTTTCTTCAAATTCAGCTACTTTACCCACTTTAAAATCATAAACTAAAGCTAGGGCAGCTCGTACACTGTGTACAAAATTATTATCTTTATGCCATCTATCTGTTCCAGATAAACTAGGCATTTGTTGTATTCTAACTCCTTTTATTTCTTTTGCCATATAGTGATGTTTATCACCTGTGTGAACTTCTCTATATTTAGAATCCCCAAACCATTTACTATAAGTTGGATGTGTAGCAAATAATAAAGGTAAAGCATCAATCTTACAGTTACCGTGATGAAACCCAATAAATGTATTACCAACTACAGTGGCTTTAATTAACCCTTCTTCTCTAACAAATGATATATGATCATCTTCTTTAAAAAATACATCCAATGCGTGAGCTAAATAATATGACTTAGTTCTATCATGATTACCTTGTACTAAAATAACCTCAACATGTTTAGAGTTAGTCTTTAGCATTTTAATAGTATCTACTAAAAGATTAAATCCCATTTCATACTCTGATGCATAATCTAGTATTATATCTTGAGGAGTACCATTAGTTGTAGTGTTTTGATAAGTATCTGTATGAAAGAAATCATTAGATATAGGAAACACTACTTTATTTATATTATAAATAGATCTAACTTTATGAGTTAAAGCTTCTGCTATTCTTACAAATCTATTAACTCTAGTTTGTGGATCATTGTCTCCATCAACATATCTTTTAGCTAAATGGTAATCTGATAAAGATAACTCAATGTCTACAAGAGATTTCTTATTATCTATCTCAGGAGCAGCAATAGGAATGTAGTTTGATTTATAACTCTTTAAAAACTTACTAAAGTCATCAGCTGTATAATCTGATGGACCTTTTCTTTTTGAGAATATAGAAGATGTAAACTTACCACTAGGTAACATCTTAGACCAATAGTTTGTAATTATATATTCTTCTAAGTTTATTTTATGAAGCTTTGCTAACTCTATATGATCTTTTGGTTCATAATCAGAAGTAATTGTGCTTTCAACTGTACCCTTTTGTACATTAACTTTTTTTACAACTTCATTATATACCCCTCCTGAGTTTGCGTTTGCTAAAAATTGATTACCATCATTGTTACCTTCTCCTTCATCTTTTATTTCTTTAATTAAATCAATAACTTCTTCTTCAGTAATATTTAACTTTTCAGCATAAAACTTTTTACTTTTTTTCCAACGTAATAAATTCTTTAACTTAACTAGTAATTCTGGATCGTTTGTCATGGTTTAAAATTTACAAATATCGTAAAGATATAAAAATTATTTTGCATATCTCAATAAAATTGACTATAGGTACTTTTATTTATAATCAACTATGTTAGAAATAAAAACTCCCAAGGGCTATTTGCCCTCAGGAGAAAAACCTTGTAAACCAACAAAACAAGGTTTTAAATATAGTTTATTGAGTACAAATGCTAGGTGTAGTAAGAACAGAATCAGGTGGTGTGTTTGTATCTAATGCACAAAAGGATAATTGCCCAGCTGGTGTAAATTCATCTAATGCCCAAGGAGGTGTTACTAAAACACCATTACAATCAGTATAATTCCATGCACCTTGTTGATAAACAGTGTTAGGTGGAAGAACTACAGTCCACAAACCACAAATTGCAGCTTCAGTAGTACTTGTAGTGGTTGTAGTAGCAGGTAAGGGTATATCAATTGACACATCGCACAACACTGTTGTAGATATAGCTCTTATAATAGTAGTACCGTTTGGTATATTATCACTTGGAAACCCATTTATTAAGTCTTGTCTAGAAACATTAGTTTCAAATGCTGATATATAGTTATCTACATCTGAAAATAATGAGAAGTTATTAGCATCTACTCCTATGGTTAATATTTGTATTATTCCTGTCATACTATAAAGGGTTGCATGTGGTATTTAAGTTACAATCACTCATTTCTTGAACTTGATTAGTTACACCGTCAAGTCTGAATATTCTAAATGGTTCTCCTGTTTCAGTATCTGTACTAACGTTTGCATAAGCATACCATCCTGCAACTAAAGTAGCTCCACTTATTACATCACCTACTGCTAAGTTTATAAATGTATTACTACTAAGAGTAGTTGATAAAGTTGGTATAGTAATCTTGTTGTTACAGAAGTTTGAACAACTTGCCTGAACAGCTGTAGTTGAAATGAATAGTCCAGGAGTAACAGCAGCTGATACAGAGTTAGAAAAGTAAAATTCTTGTACACCGCCTTGCATAGTATAAGGTGTGGTCATTGGAGTTATTAACTCATCTGTGCAATTTGGATCTATATCATTCGGCTGATACCAAACACCATTTAGTCCCATTTTGTTTGACACCTCAAAAGTTCCTGTCTTAAGACTAGTCAAGGTTGCATTTACAATTGATCCAACAGTTACAATTATTTGACCAGCATTAAAAAGATCAAACTGACTTATTGTACTATCTACAGTTGGAACACCATCAACAGTCATTGAAAGATTAAGTGTGCCAATTTCTGTAGGAGTATTAGTTTGAAGTGACCATTTAAGTGTAGCTAATGGGTTTGTAGTAGTAGTAGTTGTTGTTGGTGCTACAGTAGTTGTAGTTGTTGTTGTTGGTGGACTTGTAGTAGTAGTTGTTGTCGTTGGTGTAGCTGTGGTTGTTGTTGTGGTTGTTGGAGGTGTGGTTGTTGTACTAGTTGTTGTACTTGTACTTGTACTAGAACTAGTTGTAGTAGTAGTAGTTGGTTGACATATGTTTTTTAAGGTTATAAAAGTTTTACATGCTGAAGTTGAAGCAGATATAACTCTAACAAAATCTGTTCCAACAGGAGGTGTTGTTATATATCCAGGAGCTACAAACTGAGAAGCATCAATATTTGTTTCAAAAGGTGTAGTATAACCATCTACATCTGAAAATAAATCAAATGGACCTACTTGAGATCCAGCTGGTATAACTAATGATATTTGTATTTCTGGTTGCATATGTTTTTGTTTTATGCTAGTTGTATGTCTATAAAATTAACGCAGTCTCCAAGAGCTTGAACTCTTACCTCTGTAGCATTATCAGGAACAGTAATCTGAGTTCCTTGTAATAAAAAAGCTACAGGTATATCAGAACTTATAGGAGTTAAAAAATTATCACTATCTGAATAAATATCAAATAAAGAAGTATCTGCTCCTGCTGTTGTTAATATTATTTCTACTGTCATTTTTTTAGATTCTTTAGTTTATTTTTACAGAAGAAAGATTTAAAATATTTTATCCAGCTCCCACCGTAAATTTTATTTACAACATTAACTTTTAACATTGATCCGTAATATATAATTGTTGTTAGAGCTACTACTGTAGCTAGTAAATCATTTCCTGCCATTATCATAAGTGATATTAATGCTAATTCTATTTTATAATACATAATTTATTATTTCTTTTTATTACCTAGATTTCCTAGTGTAGTCTGAACAATTCTTGCAAATGCAATAATTTCACCCCATAAAAAAATAATTCCTAATCCAGTAAATACTGTATTGTTTAATCCCCAGTGCATGTTATCATCTGTTATTAATAACGATGATAATGCTGGACCATATAAACCAACTAGTAAACAGATGTGACCTAAAATCACAGCTAACCATTTTTTATATTTTTCTACAAATGATGACATTTTTTTAATTTTTTGTACATGAACAATTACTTGGTGGTGTTTCATCTTTAATATACATAGTTTTACACCCACAAGGCCAATTTAAAACAACTTCCTCGCATTTAGGATTTACAGGTAAAAATGCGTCCTTGTTACACCCTATCATACGACAGTAAATCCTGGAATATAAATTATGTAATAAACTCCTATTCCTGGTTGAAAATTAGGGTGTCCTTGACCCCCACCTGTTGAATTAATGTTAACTGTATGTGTATGTGATCCAGCAGGTTCAGTTTGTGTAATGTCAACACTTTGAATATTACTCGCACTACTAAACCTTGGTGGAGTTGCGATAGAAGGAGAAGCAACTGTAACAGGAGCTTGAAATCCATGTACATGGTCAGGTGCTTGAGATACATTTCCAACAGTATGTGTGTGAGAAGGAAGTTCAGATTGATTTAAGATTACTGAATTAGAACCTTTAGTTTCATTTAAATTATAGGTTGGATTACCAGCAACTGCTGGATTTACTGCAGAACTCATTCCTGATCCACCCATTCCTGAAGTTGCACCAACTAGTACTCTACCTCTTAAGTCTAATGTTCCATTAAGACCGTTACATAAGAATATTCTATCCCAATCACCTATCCCAGCTCCAGAAGCATCAAAGTTACTTAAAGGTCCTCCATATGCAGTAATTGAATAAGGAGCCATTCTGTTGCTTATCTTTTGTTCACTAGGAGTTGTTGCTAAATAGTTTGATATGTAAGTATCTACATCTGATATTTTTACATATGTTGCATCTACTGAACTTTCAAAAGCAGTTAAGCCTGAACTAGTTGCACATAATTTATATATTACAAGTTGTAATACATCATGTGTATTACTTGGGTCAGCAGGAGGATCTATACAATCTAAATCATATGGAGTATTACTATTTTCATTTTCAAGAGCTGTTACTCTAGAATCTAAAGCACATGAAATATCTACTAATGCACTAATATAATCATCTAGTGTATAAGGTCCCACCGCAGGTAATGCATTTTGTACTATAGCACAAATTTGAAAAGCTGTAACATTAGGAAAAATAGTTGAACCTGTAGAGATGGAAAGTATAAACTCAATTATACTTTGTTCTACATTAATTAAAGGATCTCCATTACTTATTCCTAATTCAGGAATATCTGCACCTGTGTATCTAACACATTTATCTGATGTAATTTCTACACATCCATTAAAACAATTTTGACAAGACATATTTTTTAATTTTATTATTAATTAT